AAGCTTTTTTGTTTATAGGTCGCCCCAGCCAATGGATGGTTACCGCAGGTTTTTGATGTATCTCCCTTCAAGAAAGTTGAAGGCTCTGGCAGGTACACAGACCCATTATTCCAAGGCCAAGCTTGTAGAGATGATTATTAGTCAGACCCCTCCCCCTTAGTGTGCTAGAGTAGAAAAGTTCACAGATTTATCAGTAGGTTCAGGGGGTTTTTATATATGTCTCTGTCATCTCCAACCCTACCCCTAGGCAATAAAAAACCCCCGCTTGCGCGGGGGCGTTTTCCTCAGACCCAGTGAGGCAATTCAACGCGCTTGCACTGGGTGGCTACCCAGTTGGCAGCCTTCCCGCAGTCCTCAACGAATAGATTGAATTCAATCTGGTGAGTCTCGGTCCTGCGCTTCACATCAGCTGCATAGTCGAGCACCGTGAGGGCTGTAGTCCCTCGCTCTAGTTCTTCCTTGAGTAGAAGATTCTCAACTAGTAGATCCTCATAGGCTTCGAGGATCTCAGCCTTGCGGCTCTTTGCGCTGATCTTGTTGGTCATGTGTCTAGGTGCGGTGCAGGCATGGGTGACCTGCGTATTTCTACTGTAGTACAGGTAGTACTAATGTACTATAGTATTTTGGTACACATGTACTACTTTGTAACAATTCTTATTATATCTTATTGTAATTGTAACACTGTCAGGAAACCCTCACAAACAAAATTTAGTTCTCCACAGCCTGTGGAAAATGTGGAAACAAAATTGACTATCCACTTTTCCACAATTTTTTCCACAAGAAAAATTTATTTTTATTTTTTCCAAAAATTTTTCACAAATTCTAAATTCTCAAAAATTTGCAATATCCCGTAATTAAAGGCCTTATAAAAGGCTTTTCAAGGGGTTTTATTTTCAATCTGAATTTGAAGATTTGGAGCACTAACAGCAATTTGTTCAGGTGCAGCCTCGCCGAGAACACGTCCCAAAGAATCTAAAACTTGAGCGGCTGTTTGTAACTGTCCTTTTTTAAGGGCTTGGTGAAAGAGTTTAGAGCGCATTTGCTGCAGTCGTGACAGCATTTTTTCACGATCACGCGCCCAGTCCTCTTCGTTCCAAGCTTGCACGACTCGCCAGTCCCTCCAAGCCGTTGTTACAGCCACACTTTCACGAGATGCGTGCTCATAGACCAGCTGTCTTGGCGTTAAACCTTCTAACTGATGCTTATATAAACGCCTTTGTCTGGCCTCAATAACATCATTAGCTCGCTTATCACCGCGAGGTCTTGCATTAGTTTTGCTTATAGCTCCATCATTTAATGGACCTAGTGGAAGGGCTGAATCAGTCACAGACTTTGGAGATCACGGATCTATGCACTACATCATAAAAGAAAAAGGGCCGTTAGGCCCCTTTTTTATTGCTTAAACATTCGGCTAATGTGATTACCTTGTTTCATCAACGAATGATAAGCAGTAGCGCCAATTTGGATTGAATGACAACGCTTAGCCTTTTGCCTTAAGTCAGTAGGTAAGGAGTTGTAACCTCTGTACCCTTCCTCATAAGTATTTAAAAGAACTCCATCGTCATCAAACTCTGCCCATAATCTGCGAGGGTGTCCCATCGGAGTATTACGAGCACAAAATTGAATCAAGACACTCATTTGTCGAACCTCTCAGCTTTTTTGAACTGATAAGTCTGGCATTGTGAGACTCTTTTGATTCGTTCCAGCTCTTCAAGAATTAACTGGACTTGTTCGGGGGACTTGTCACGAAAGAGTGCAAGGTCAGCGAGTTTTCTCATTGGTGGTGAGATTAAAAACTACTCCTGTATTGTAGTACATAATAAACTTTATAGAGTACTACATTGTAATAATACTTCATATAGGTAGTTTAGCCCAGCCTGGAAACGTTTTGTCATCTAAAAACCATTTGAATTGTTTTTGATAGATAGAAGGATGCCCGAAACAATCTAAAATCGCATTTAATCGACTTTTCGTTGTAGCTGTCTGCCAACCAGCATCCTTGATGTGCAAAGTTCCATGATTGGGCCAAATCTGAGCAATTAAATTACCGTGAAGCCTTACACAAATATCGAGGCTTTCAGAGCCAGAAACAGAAACGCTCGTGTCTCCACTCTGCCAATTTTTCTGAGCTTGAATTGCTCCAAGCATTTCTAGTTCGATTTTTCGCATGGGTGACGAAAGCAAAGGACTCTGTTACTATAGCACAATATCAAAGCTTGATCATTTTCTTTATTAGAGAATCGCTCAAGCGCTCCAGCCTTGCACCATAGTTTGTGCCTTCATGCTCGCGGCGTGTTCGATTAACAGCAACCAAGAGAAAAAATGCCTCTTGTTCGTTTAAAGGCAAATTCATTTCTTTCCCTCCTGTTCTTTGTCCCATGCTTCCCGTGCTGTTTGTCTTAAAGCGATCAACTCGCTCTCAATATTGGAAGACGTCAATTTCTTTTCGTCCCAATCCTTCTTTAGTTTGACAACTTCGAAGCACTTTTCAATTGCTTGGTCGTGCAAGTTATCTGCATTGGCTTGATGAAGATCGCGCCAGGATTCCAAATAATCACCAGTAACTTTTTTGTAATCGCTATCTGATGGGTCACAATCACAGCTCCAGACAGCTTCAGTTTGGTAAACCTTTTCTCTCAAAGCGTCAACGCCCACCATTAAATTTTTAATTTCATAGGTTCCGTATTTGCATTTCCTTTTGGCACCCTCTTCAGCAGAGTCTGCTTCTTTATGACGTTGCCGCAGCTCTTCAACGCCAGGCCATTGGTCGATCCAGTCATGAACATTGTCAGGTTTAGATTCCTGTTTTTTGGGTTTTGCCATAGTTTTGGGTGAACTAAAGGACTCCTGTAATATAGCACACTATAAGGATAGAATGTCAACCCTGAGAATCCCAAAACTTTGAGAAATCTTTTGTAATACTCTGAGAATCGCTCCAGTGCAGTGGATCTGCTTTTTGAAGACCTGAGAACATTGAGAATTTCTCACAAAGCTTGACCTGTATGATATTGTAATACTGTAGTTTACCCATCACCCACATGGCCTACCACACTTTTCAAACTGAAGACGGCCCAGAACTCTTCGAAGTCTTTTACGACCCAGCCCATCCTTTTGGTCCTGGTTGGTTTTGGTGGCCCACTTCCGTACAAATGGAAAATTACGGACCCTTCAAAACTGAAGAAGATGCGTTCCAGGATGCACGAGATTTTGCAGAAGGAGGTGGAAACTAAATGCAGAAGGAAGAAGCACAAGCAGCCATAAACGAAATGGCTAGGGATGGACACTCAAGAAAATTCATCAAGGATTACCTAGAAACAGAAAACGTTCCAGGATCAACAGCCTATCGATGGATTAACGAAATCCTTCCTACAAACAACGAGCAAAAAAGAGTTGGTGATATTGCTCTAGATACTCTCAAAGATTTACTAGATCGTGCTATTGCTGTTGAAGATCTTGAATCTCAAGAGAGAATTGCCATGCTGTTAGTTAATGCAGCAGCAAAACTCAAGAGGGCTTAATCATGAGTACCGCACCAGACAACATAGAAGAGGAACCCAAACGCTTGGCTTTTGATAAACCTCGCCTAGTTACTCTTTGCCTGGTCGATCAAAACGTACCAGGCTACAAAACCTTTCATTGCCAAACGATCGCAATGAGTGTTTTTGAAGCTATGGGAAATGCTCGTACCAGGTTTGGAAGAGATATCAAAATGAATTCCTGGGGGTCTCGTTCGCTTCCAGGTTTTGATGGCTGCCAAATCTTTGGTGGTGGTGAAATCGTTCCAGGTAAGTGGGATAGAACACACCAAAAAGCTCTATCAGTGATTAACCCCTAATTTAATCATCGCTTTGTAGCAATCTACTCGTTCCAGGAATCTTGCTTCTGCTCCACGTACTTCTAATTCAGACAATTCCCTTATTTGTGGGGCTCCGCTTCTGCGTGCAACAACAACCGCTCCACCCCGAGCCTTTATTCCTGTTAGTCGAGTGAGCCCCAGAGAATACGCTCCAATTTGGTCGATGTACGACTGTAGTAAATCTTCTGACCTTGCATTTGCACTGGTCTTCCAGTCGACCACGATTGGACCCACACCATCAACATCCAGTAAAGCGTCACACGTTCCAGCAAAACATTCAGCATGGATTGAAAATTCGATTGCGTGGATTGCACTTACTCGCTCCAGGATCCATCCGCGTAGACATCTCGCATAGCCCGCAGCTGACCAACCGACACGCGGGGAGCTTTGGGCTGCTTTCTCCAACGCCCACGACGTAACTTTTGATGGGCAGCGCTCCAGTCCATCCTTACCCGTTCGCCAAATTCCTTTTCGGTTCGCCGAGTTTCTTGCCAGTTTTGCAGCCGTTTTAAGTAAGTACTCAGCATGGGAGTGAGCCAGGTTGCCTCGTTGGCAGGCAATATCACGCTCCAGGCCAGAACTGGGTCTAGTAAGCCATCTTTCCAATGCATCTTTTTGCCAATCGGGTGCTGTTTCTTTAAGGATATGAGTTACTGAGTGATATATGGACCCTTCTTCATCCTTATAAACTCTATGAGGAAACAAGATCTGCGAATCATCACGTTCCAGTCTCCATTTTCTTAGTCCTGCTAGTGCATCTTGAGCATCTAGCGTTCCAATAGTAGGCATTTAAACATAGCTTCCCACTATGAATATACCTACTTAGAGAGTTTTTTCAATACATAGTCCCTATTTTTATTGATAAAACCCTCTGGATAGATGTTCTCCAGGATGGACTTAGACCCGTAGTAGGTAGGAGTTTCTGCATGTCCTTTAAAGGGCTCCGCTCCAGCAGTTTGTTCCCTATAAAGCGCAGTAAAAATCTTTCCTGCCTGGGACTTTAACTCTTCAGGAATGTCATCCCTTTCTCTAAGGGATTGATACACAGTATCTAGTAGAGACACGGCCTCTAGCTGTAAGTAGTACAAATGTTAGATGGGGCTAAAGTAGTAGGGAGCATCTTGCGTACCTTTGCGGCACCTTTTTAATAAAACTTCACCAAAAGTATTTACTTTTAACTACTTTTAAGTTGTTTCTTCCAGTGCTTAATTAGAAGCTCGAGCTCTTTTATGCGTGCTTCAGCGACTTTTATTCGTTCAGTGGTTGTCATAGTAATAAAAAAGCCAGGATCCGACCCCTGGCTACTTTGTTTTCTTGTCCCTAACTAAATTTAACCCTCTTTAAAGGGGTTTCCACCAGTTAGTAACCGTCCGATATCGAAACCTCCTGATTGGGTTTCTTCCCAGGCTTCTTGGATTACATCGTTAGAGCCTTTCTTACGGGGAACAGCTCTAAGGCTGTACTCAGTATTAAGGCCGTTACCCTCCTTGCCTAGAACAAAATCCCATTCCAAAAGATTGGCGTAATCCTCCATTTGACTAATGGAATCAAACTCTCTGTTAATGGATTTTTGACTGACTTGAAGAACCTGAACAGATCCAGCGTCGTGGTTGTAAACAGGAACAGCGATGGCAAACTTTGCAGCTTCCGGTGCAGTTCCGTCACGATTTAAGCGGCGGCTGTAATCGGACCCAAATTCAGTTGCAACATCATCTGGAGTTGGTTCGTCTGTAAAACGAAATGGTTTTACAGAACCATCTTGAGCTTCACCCCAAACCTCGAAGAATTCGAGAGGGTTGTCATCAAGAAGTGCGAAGCGAACTGATAATCCGCTTTGAATCTTGGAAGGGTTTAGATAACCTCCTCCTGTGCCAGCGGCTACAGCTGATGAGGCTTTCTCTGATAGAAAAGGCATAGTCGGTTAAGCGGTGAGCACTTTGCTCGGTGCCTAATTATTGTAGCATTGTGACAGACCCTCGTCAATGCGCTACAATTTAAAAACCCCCAAGGCGGGATAAGCCCTGAGGGTTAAAAAGAGTCCGATTACCCAAAAGAATAGTAGCACATGAACCTACTTCAATTTGTACAGAATCTGCCTGAGAATCTGGTCTATGCACCTATCTACAAGAAGGGAGCAAAGATGCTCTCAGGAAGAGATGCCACAGGAAAAAACCCCCTTGAAGAAGCCTTTAAAAGAAAGTTCAGCCCCGCCGATGTTGCTTACGCATTGGAGAGAAATTCTTCTCTCGGTGCCGTCGGTCTCTTCACAGGGATTAGAGGGAATGGAGTAGTCATTCTTGACTGCGATAGAAATCTCTCGGCTCTAAAAAAGAAATGGGGTGATTCTTTAAAGGACGCTCCAGTCATAACCAGCACAAAGCACAACGCTGCAAAATATGTTTTTCAGATCCCTGAAGATATATGGGGGGAAGTTCAAGGACACGGACTATCAGAAGCCACAGGTGGTTGTTATGAGCTGCTCTGGGGTCGCCAAGGACTTATCTATGGCGATTATCCAGGCGGAAAGGTATCTGAAGAAGGAACTTATGGTTTTGAGGGAGATCTAGAAAAAATCCCAACCGCTCCAGATTGGTTGATCGCTGAAATGAAAGCAGCGAAGTCTGGGGATGGTGCAGGAATAATAAAAAACAGAAAAGCACTTGATCTTTCTGATCGCACAGATGAGGAAGTCGCTCAAATAATCCAGGAATGTTTAAGCGTCATTACGCACCAGGGAGCTGGAAGTCGCGAGCACTGGATAAAGATAGGAATGGCTATTCATTCCGTTCTGCCTGACGATCTCGGTTTAACACTTTGGTCTGCTTGGTCAGGTGAAGATCCTGAATATGCAGATGAATGGGTTGATGCAAATCCTTGCGAGGAACCTTGGAAATCTTTTAGGCCAGGAAGAGTTGCTTTAGGGACACTTATTTGGTTAGCGGACCAGGAGGATCCCAAACGGGTCAGGTTTCAAGAGTCCAGCAGGGCAATTCTTGAGGGAGCGGAGGCTCGTCAGGTTCAGGAAATACGGACATCGACTCTCCCTTTCAAGCAAGTAATAAAAGAAGCCAAAGAGATACTTGAATTAGATAACCCTGCAGAAGTTAATTACAAACTCAACTCTCTGGCACTTAAGGCAGGGTATAGAGAACAGGCTTCGATTGAAAAACTCGTTGTTGACCAAATTCAATACGAAGAAGCCAAAGGTCTGATGAAGATAGAAGACCTGATGAATTTGAAGGGTAAAAGGGATTACTTAATACCCGATGTGCTCCCTACTCCATCAGTCGTTCTTGTTTATGGAGCAGGTGGAGACGGTAAGTCAATGAGTGCTTGGGCAATCGCAAAACACGTAGCTGCTGGGCAACCTTTTGTTGTAAGAGGAAAACTCGTACCAGTAGAAAAAGGCCCTGTTCTTCTTTTAAACGGGGACCAACCTTTAATCCAACTAAAAGAACAACTACAAGAAGTTGATTTCCCTATCACTAGAGACACGCATATTCAGACGGATTGGTCTTTACAGCACTACGCCCAGTTCATAAAAATAATGAATCAGGTGCAGCCAAAACTTGTTGTTATTGACTCTCTGATTGGGTGTAGTGGAGGAAGAGCTTTTGATGAAAACAAGTCGGACTTTGCAACTCCTCTCTATTGGTTGACACGAAACAATGGTGGTTTGTTTCCAGCCACAACAATTCTGATAATTCACCATGCGAATAAGACGGGTGGTTTCCGTGGCACCAGTGCAATTCGGGATGCGGTGGATGAAACGTGGTCTCTACAGATGCCATCAGAACAACAAATAGAAAAAGTAGGTAAACAATCCAGAATCATTACGCTCGAAAAATCCAGAAGTGGTAATCGCGGAAAAGCTCTGCTTATGCGGATGGAGGATGACCTGAGTTTCAGTATCAGTGATTTCACTCCAGAAGTTGATGACGCTGACGTATCACCTACAAAGGTTATTGGTCTTGTTCTTCTAAGACTTAGAACTGCTTACCCCAGAGCACTCACCAGAGCCGAACTAAACGCAGATCCTTCCATCGGTGGAAGCGTAACCGCAATTAGAAAAGCCCTTCAACGTCTAGAAAATAAAAAAGTAATAGTGAGTACGCTCCAGGGACAAGGAACTTCTTCAGTAGAAAAGGTATATAAAGCTGTCCTCGCGTGCGGGGAGGTTGAACAGGTTGTCCCACCCCAGGCAATTAATAGTGATACCAATGGATCTACCCTGGGACAAGACCCTGGGACAAACCCAATTTGTCCCACCCCTGGAACGACTTGTCCCACCCCTGGGACAAAAAGTACCGAAAAGGAGGATGTCCCACCCATTTGTCCCACCCCAAAACCCAGTCCTGGAAAGGAAAGTGCCTTAGATGGGACAAATTTAAAGTATCCCCACGCGAGGGGGCAGAGAACACCTGAAGAATTACAAAAGCTAAAAAATGACGCCTGGATGAAGTGGGGGAGTAACTAGTATGCTACATTAGTGCTTTAATATTATTGCTTATGACTCTCTGGAATCGAATTCAGCGTATTGTTTTTGGTACTAAACCAAAAAAGGAGGAGACTAGGATAAAAGAGCTACTTCCTATGAGCAAAAGACACGTTCAACTCGCTGTTTACGAATGTCCTTACGGTGATGAGGCTAAAGATACACCAGCAGCTTTAGTCAGATACACCACTTACTCCGAGGGTAAAGTGTATAAAGTATCCCAGTCTGGTTACGGTATAGACGCTGTAGGTCTATACGAATTAGACACACAAGTCTACGCTGCCCTCGAAGAAGGTTTAGACGTATCAATCTTTACTCGTATTGATATTTCTCAACTTCCTAAGCTCGGAGAGTTGACACAAAGGGTTTAAAGTACTACACTAACAATGTCCACAAAACTAAGGAGGTCCACCCATGGCCAACATTGAAAAAATTATCGCGTTTTCGTACGACAGAGGATCTGATCTCGTAGAAGTTCAGGCAATCGTCGAAGACTGTATTCAAGTTCTACCTGCAACCCGTTACGAACCAGAAGAATGGGGTTCTGCTCATTGCACAACAACGCTGCTTTGGGACAATCCGATTATTCCTGGGGTTAATGAGCCAACTCTTGCAGATATAGAAAAGATGGCTCCCTGGGCTGATTGGCAGGTCACTCCTCCAATCGGATTCGAGGAGGACGTGTGATGAAAACAGTAAGAGACGTTCACTATCACCTAAGTGATACCAGAGAAAAGTATTTCCAAGCCTGGAAAGATGTTCCCGATGATGATGAGTTTGCTCATGAAAAGCGAGGACGTATTTGGGCTAAATACGAAGCCATTATTGATGTAATGCATGAGCTAGAACCTCATGCATACAAAGACAATAATGATCCTGTTGGGGATCATGTAGATGAAATGCTGGAGTTATCGAGGCAGATAAATGCCCTCTAAATTCAACACATACTTTGGTATTAAAGAGCTTCACCGCCTTAATACTTCCATTACTGTGGGTCTCGATACTGAGACCCTACAGTTACAACCAGAAAAGGGTAAGTTGCGCCTTATTCAACTTGGTTGTTTAGTTAGTGAAACTATTGTTGTTATCGATTGTTTTGATCTTGATGATAATGACTGGCTACATTTAGACCGCTTTTTTAATAATGGGGAACGCTTTTGGTTAGCACATAACGCTGTCTTTGATCTTGGCTGGTTACAAGAACAAGGAATCTATCCCCGTGGAAGATTTGGTTGCACGATGATTGCTAGTCGTCTGCTCACTAACGGAATACCAAACATCAAACATGGTTTAGATGCACTTGTGTCTAGACACTTAAAGGCCGAAATCTCAAAAGATCAGCAGAGATCTGACTGGGGCGCACCAGAATTGAGTAAAGAGCAGCTTATTTATGCGGCTAAAGATGTCGCTGCTGTTCTTGAACTCGACTCTGTACTTGAAAACAAACTTGCTGTTGCTCGCTTAACAGGTGCTTATGCCCTGGAATGTCGTGCTCTACCTGCAATGGCGCAGATGTGGAGAACAGGTTTGCCCTGGAATAAGAAGTCGCTCCAGGAATGTAAGAAAGATTATGAGCACGATGTCGAACAGATGGGTAAAGATTTTGTTCGAGAATTAGATGCTGCTCTTCCTGACAAAAAGAAATTGCCTAGAGAAGATGACGGTTCGTTTAACTTGCGGGCTAAAGACCAAGGTGCAGTTCGCCTAGGTACTAAAAAGTACAAGGGGTTCAACCTGAATAGTCCAAAGCAACTTTTGGACAAATTCGAGGCAGTACTGGGCTTCACTCCTAAGGGAGCTGACGGGAAGCCCAGCGCCTCAAGGCAAGCACTTAGGGGATTCTCTGCTGACCATGAGGTAGTTCAAACATACCTAACGTGGAAGAGGGCTGAAAAGAGGAGGCAGATGATTACCTCCATCGAAGAAAAGATAGACACTGATGGTTTTGTTAGAGCTTCCTATATGCAACTGGGTGCAGACACAGGTCGAATGAGTTGTATTAAACCTAATAACCAACAAATTCCTAGGGATGACACATTTAGACGATGTGTTGAAGCACCGGATGGTTGGACATTAGTTGACGCAGACTTCAGTCAAATGGAATTAAGGCTTGCAGCTTGTTTGGCTAATGACGAAACAATGATTGAAGCTTTTAAGAACAATAAAGACCTGCACACTGTTACTGCGGAAGCTATTGGTTGTGAAAGACAGATAGCAAAATCAGCAAATTTTGGCCTCCTCTACGGATCTGGTGCAAAGGGCTTGAGAAATTACGCAGGTGCAAGTGGGATAACTATGACTGAAGAAAAAGCTGCTGCAATAAGACATGAGTGGCTTATTACTTTCAAAGGAATAGCTCAGTGGCAACAAGACAATGCTCTAAGAGCTAATGAAACAGAAGGTAACGCGTGGGCTGAAGTTCGCGTTCCAGTGTCTGAAATGCGGCGTTACTTAAAAGGCGATTTAAATCGGCTAACAGTTCGCTGCAATACTCCTATTCAAGGAGCAGGAGCTGCAATTCTTAAATGCTCTTTAGGTAATCTTTGGCCTTTGGTAAAAGAGGCAGGTGAAGATGTTGTCCGAATTGCTGCTGCAGTTCATGACGAAATCTTGCTACTTGTACGTGAGGAAACAGCAGATGAATGGGCCTCCGTACTAAAACGAGTGATGGAAGAAGCGGAAGCTATGTGGTTGGGTGAGATTCCCTCATTGGCTGAAGTATCTACCGGTAAAACCTGGAGGGAAGTCCATTGATCGCAGTCGTTAGAACACAACTTGGCTGGCATCTGCGACAAGATGAAAACGAGCTAGGCTATTACAGCAGTCTCCCAGATGCGATGGATGTCGCCTACTCCGAAGAGCGGAAGACAAATAGTCATGGAAGAGCTGAACAAAGAAATTCAGCTAGCAATGACGGGGGATCTTCATAGAGCCGCTGACTTCCTTAAAGGCGCAAGGGAAATTAGAGCGGGTTCTAAAAAGCAACGGAGAATTTCTAGGGAAGCTCAACGTAATGCTTGGAAGAAAGATGCCGATCTCCCAGCTAGGTGGTAGAGTAGTACAATTACTCTTACTGCAATGGCGTTAAGGCACGGAAACAAGACCTACCTTCAAATATTGCTTGACCCTTATAGAGCTAAGCTCGTTATGGATCAGGCTAAAAGCCAAGGTATCCGCGCCACTGCCTGGATAAGAAACGCAGTTTATAAAGAACTGGAGCGTGAACTATCCACGTCTATTTACAAAGACGCTGAAGCAAAAGATGAAGCCGTTTGGCGTGAGTCAGTTCTTCGTCGAGTGCAGGGGCGAACCGCTAACGAAACAAACAATGAGACACCAGACCCAGAAGTGCCCTAACTGCAACGGTTTAGCTGCAAGAGTTGTATGCACTAAGACAGGAGAAGACGGTGTAACTGTAAGAAGAAGACGTTGCGATAACTGCAAGCACCGTTGGTATACCGTTCAGTATCCAGAAGTTGTTGTGTCTAAAGACGAGATAAAGTGGGAAAAAACAGGTACTACGGCTTCCTTCGTCCCAGGTTAGTTAGAGCTTCGATCTCCATTTCCAGGAAACCAATTCGATTAACCGCTCGTTCCAGAAGTTTTGACTGGTAACGAGATTGCTTGAGCAGCGCTATACAGGTTCTAGCTACGTGCTCTGTGTCTTCATTTTTCTCTAGTTCACGTGCTTCTCTTTCTATTGAAAGGGTCTCTTCATCGGTGAACTTGACATCAAGCCAATCTCGGAAGTTCATCGTCTCCCTCCCTGGCTCCATATCTGAAACCACTCCGCTGTGCTCGTTAATAGATCCTCCGGCATCGCATCATGGAGTCTACTTATAGCTGCGTTGTGGTATGGATCTCCGTCGTCGTAGTACTCAAAGAAATCACGTAGATAAAGAGGGAAGGTCACCCTTCCTTGATCTTTTTCCATTTTTCATAGATTAAAAATTCTTGGTGCAAACCTGTATAAAGACCGTGCTTCGGATGATCTTTTAGGTGGCGACCATCCTCAATATATAACTGATCCATCGTCATTACACGTTGACGGTCTTCTTCGACCCATTCAGGTTTGTATCCAGTCATTGTCCTTTATTCTTTTTTAGATCTTCTAATGCTGCCTGAAGAAGTTGAATTACGCCATTAGATTTCAACTTCGGATTCAACGAAATTAATTCGCTAGCGGCAGCGACAATGATCCAAAACCAAGCTTCTGTTAAAAAGTCCATAACATTTGTTGTCTTCGTCTAATACATTAAGCGGAATTGCTATATTTAGCTTGGAGGGAAGACTAGACCCATTAACGAGCTGTAAAAAGCCTCCGCTCTGTTGGAGCGTCAGTCAGCTCTCCACCAAATCCCAGCCCGCGAAGTCGTGCGTCGACCAGCCGCCTGGGTATCTGCCTAACCTCACCTTTATCCTTAAAGCGATGGGGAGTATCACAAATTCCTAAACCCTTTGTGGTCTGGAGGTTGTTGGACTGCTCTTCAAAGCCTCGGTTGGGTAACAATTCCTCTTCCTAGGAAACTTCAAAGCCCTCGTAGTCGACTGCGGGGGTTTTGTTGTTTGGCAACTTCTTTTTCTAGTGAATTAATCCGATGGAAAAGTTCTCTGATATCTCTTTCCCTTCTGTTACTGATATTGGCTAATGCCATAAGAAAAGCACTGGCCACTGCCCCGATCATTGCAGCTGTGATTTCATTCATTTAATGTAGTAGCGATTCGCTATTAATCATGCCCGACCCAGTAACCCCACCTGAGCCTAAAAAGCCAGAAAAAAAGAAGGGGCCATTGAGCAAACTAAGAGACTCTATGGATTCTCAAAGTGAACAGTTAGCAGTTCTTTCTACATTCGTCCGACTTGGGGTTGTAGTTTGGAGTGGGTTTATTTTGACCCTTAATTATGTAGAATTACCAGGATTAGGCAAGCAAGAAAGAATAGATCCAACCTTTATAGCTTCAGTGTTTACAGGGGCTTTGGCCAGCTTTGGCTTAGAGACTGCGAAGAAAAGAGGAGATGGAACTTACGAAGGTGATTCAGATGATAAACCTATGAATAAAAAAGAAATGCAGGAAATGTTGGCAGCTCAACCAACAAATGTTCAGACAATAAGAGTCGAAACCTTACCTGTAAGAATCATCGGACCTAACGATCAAGCATGACTGACCAAGGACTCTCTCTCGATGCCAGCCAAGAAACTCGCATTGTGGTTCAAGCTCTTAAGATCCAACGTCTTGAAGAGAAAAACGGTGATTTAAACGAACGAGTTAGAGTTTTAGAACGCAACGTCTATGGTGCAAGCGCGGTCTTGGCAGCTCTGATTACGATTATCGGTTTTGCCACAAACATTTCAAAGGCGTATTTATGAAACGATTAATTCCGCTGTTGTTATTGCTAGTCGCTCCAGCAACAGCTAATGCAGGTGCTATTTCGCACAAGATTACAACTTCAGCTCAAGCAACCTCAACAGGTGCTTACTCCCATGCAAAGCGCATCGGGTCAACAGTGTCTTATAGCTCAACTGGAGTCACTATTACCACTTTGCCTTCTCTCGC